GTAATCAGTAACTTGCAGAAACAAATTGAAGTAATTAAAAATCCAGCACCAACTGATGCTATTATCTTTGATCCAAATAATCTGCAAAAACAAATTGAAGTAATAAAGAGTATTTCTAATAATATAATATTAGGTAAAGCACAGGACAGTTATGTAGCAAGAGGTACAGCAAGCCCAAATATTATATTAACTAACAGCTTACAGAAGCAAGTTGAAATTGTAAAGACCCCAACACCCAGGGAATCAGCTGTATATTATATTGCAAATGTTAATAAATTTACTACTGCTGCATTGGGCAAGGGTGTTGTTGATCCTGCATTCAAACCAATAGCTCCTATTCAGTTTTGGAATTAATAATAAATACACTATAAGGAGTATTGAGATATGACACTATTTGAAGAATTAGATGCAATTTTTCCTGCACATACACACTTTTATATAGTAAATCTGCCAACCATTGATGAAGCATTAGAGAGATGTGCAAGACTAACAGGATCAGCTTCGCATGTAACTAGTTACAATGGGCAATTAATTATGACAGTTCAACATGGGTTGAATGTTGATGACATTACTTGGCTAACTGAAGTCCCCCGTCCTGCAGAATATATGTAATTTAATAATTTAGGCACTGTTAAACAGATACAGAAAAGCCCTACTTTAAGTAGGGCTTTTCCTTACTGGGGGCAATTTATTGGAGGTGCGTCGCCCCCAATAATATCTTTAGCGTCTGTTATCCTGGGTTGCCGCTACAACATGCTTACCCGCACCGTTGTTAAACTCTCGAAAGTTCTTCAACTTAGAAGCCTTAAAGGACATCTTGTACGTAGTTAGAGCAGCATGAACAAGCATAACCTGCAATTCAACTCCAAGGTTATCCATTGCAAACCGCAGTACATTATCCAACTGACCATGGAAGAAGTTGTTACCCTTCTCATCCTTCACGGCGTACTTATCCCACGATTCCTTAAGTTCGTAGCATAGAGCAACAGTCAGTGAATAACAAGCGCCAATGTCCTTGTTCTTAAGTTCCTTAACCTTACCCTCAAGAATGTGAGTGGGATTAGGCATACTTGAAGATACCTTACGATGAGCATTGAACTTAAGAGCAATACCTTCGCCTACGGTACCTGAAACAAGATCAGTTAGTTCAATTTCACTCAGTGAGTCCTCACGCAACAGCTCGCTAACAAAGCTCCAAGAACGTGGAGTAGCAAAACTCTGACTTGATGTCTTAGGATCAAAGTTAAACAAATCAACCTTGTTAGCAGTAACGTATCCAACAACATCAGGGTGTACCTTATTGGTCACTGCCCAAGTCTGCCACGTTTCAAAATCTGGACGAAGCGTAAGATGAATGAAACGATTTGCGAGTGGAGCAGGCATACGATACGTAACGCCACGATCAGTATCGCGATTACCTGCGGCAACAACAACGACATTATCAGGCAGTTCGTAAGTACCAACACGACGGTTGAGAACAAGCTGATAAGCAGCTGCCTGTGTTGCAGGCGGAGCACTGTTCATTTCATCGAGGAACAATACAACAATAGGATACTTTGCAGCTTCTTCATGAGAAGGAAGATCTGGCGGAGCACTCCATGTTGCAGTAGACAATTGCGGATTGTAAAACAGTACACCTTTAAGATCGGAAGGATCCATAAGAGCAAGACGAAGGTCATACAGACGACCGCCAAGGTTTTCACAAATATCTGCAATCAACTCAGACTTCCCAATGCCCGGAGGTCCCCACAGGAACAACGGACGCTTCTTCTTCATTGCAACCATAACTTCACGCTTGGCTGCGTCAAGCGTAACACTACGCTGTTCAGTAAGTGAATTTGAATCTTTACCCTTAGTAGCCATTTTGCACCTCCAAATGTATCTGGCTTGTTTCTACTCTGTTACTATACACTCTTACACGTTATCGTCAAGCTTAATTTTGACGTAGTTCAATCTTGTGACATTATTCTCAACATGATCTTTAATTCGACCTTTAATATCAATATTACGACCAATTTCCAATGTTTCGCTTGTGCTGAAATTTACAACTGCATTAGTATTCAAATCCTTTGCGGTATGAAAATGCCTAAACCATTTGCTGCTATAGATACTAGCAATAACTTCAACACGACCTTCATACGAATCACCTGATTTACCAAAATGAAGGCTTTGCTTTTGTGCCCAATCTTTAGCTTCTAGCATAGAATCAAAACGACTGCTTTGACGATATGCTTTAGGCAAACTAGCAATTAAACCAATTTCTTGAAGACTAGTAATAGACTCAGCATTAGCTGCAACCATAGCACTTTGACTATAGCTATTAAGCTTACCTACCATAAGGTCCATAAGCTTGCCTTTGTAATAATCAATAATGCTATCTGCTTCAATATAACACAACTCAGGCAATACTAGTGCAGAATCCAAATATTCTCGCACCAAATCTAAATTACGATATATTACTTTTTCACCCAACACATTATCAAATGCATCTCTAATATCTTCAATACGACGAGAACTAGAATAACCTCCGTTGATATTATAAGCATGAACCGCAGCAGCAAAAACATTACGTGTGGGATATTCCAAATTACTCTCCTGTCTTTATATTCTTATACTAACACATTTTGAACTAGTGTCAACTTCTACATTGACCAATAAAGACTAAATAATAGTATGAAACCATTTACGTATCATTTATATCACACTCCAACTGGGCTCAATTATTACGGAGTTCGTTACAAACAAGGATGTTCACCAGATGATCTGTGGACAACATACTTTTCGTCTTCCCCGTTAATTCATAAATTAATAGAAGAATATGGTAAAGAATCTTTTGTGCCTTCTATTAGACAATTATTTGACACTGCTGAAAAAGCAGTATACTGGGAGTCAAAATTTTTAACTAAAATTGATGCTCAACATAATGATAAATGGTTAAACAGACATAACGGTCAAGATAATTTTATAGGTCCTCATATTCATACTGAGAAAACAAAATTAAAAATAGGATCAAAAATTAAAGGAATTAAACGTTCAAAAACAACAATATTAAAAATGAAAATTAAAGCTAAAGAACGTGAAGATAAGCGTAGATCTGAAGGTTGGACTATGCCTTTAGACGCTATAGATAGAGCACAAAAGACTCGTCAATCAAAAATAGCAGCAGGGGAAATAAATCCTTACTCTGAAGAACGCAATAAAAAGATGGCAGAATCAAAGAAAGGAACCAAAAGACATTACCTGCCAGATGGTTCCTTTATTATGATTAAGATGACCAGTATGTCTCACTGGAAGGGGAGCAGCACATAGGCGTATTAATGCTTTCCTGATACGTATTGCCAGTCATTATATTAATACGTGTAACAGTTTTAGCAATATTCTTTGTATAAAAAGCAACTTCTGCGATAGCAAGCTGAGTGGGATCATACTTAATACGCTTGATCATGCGAGTGCGAGCAGCCTTAGCAGCAGCTTCAGTCTTGTAGGTCTCACGACCCCAACGCTTCTCATTAACAGTTTGGGTAGTTCCAACATTGTAAACGACGTAAGACATGTTGCTCTCCTCATTCCCTATAATACATAATAGCACCAGTAGCATATCCGTCAACCAGAAAGATTAAGCACTAACCTATTGAAATCTAACACATTTGAGCCAAAACTACCATATCCCAGTAGATTTCTGGCCCAAATTTTGCCCAAAGTAGCAACCCAATTATAACAAATACTATTACAATTGTTACATATATGTTACGGATTACGGCGCTTGTCTTCAGCACGAACTTCACGCTGCCACAAGGTATAAGCATAGCTGGAGGGAGTAGCATCGCCTTCCCAAGCATGTAGTGCTGCAAGCTGATTTAGTTCTAGATTGGTAGCTGACTTCTTAACAAGTTCTTCAACAACCATCTGCTTCCACAGATCCAGTGGAGTATTCTTCCTGGTATACACAACTGAAGTAGGTAGCTTCTCTTCAATGCGTTGCGACCAATTTGGAGTAGTTTTGCTTGACATTTGGACTTTTCCTTGTTTGGTCGAATAATGATTCATACTGATAATAAAATTAAATCTAACAAATGTGATATGACACTAGATATTTTGTTAGAAAAAATAGAGTTGTGGAATAAAAAGTACACCGAGCGGGATAACGGAATCGAACCGATGACGAAAGATTGGAAATCTTTAGTTTTACCCCTAAACTAATCCCGCTCGATGTACTCTCCAAAGTATTTAGTTGTGTAGTTAACCATGACCACACACGAGACTATTTTTGGCGTCCAACCTTTAGTATTTAGTATATTAACAATACACTAGATTAATTGCGGTGTCAACATTATTATTTGATAAACTCATTGCAATTGCTAATGGTTCATAAAAAAATGTTACCCCGCGCCTATCCAAAAACCATGGATGAAATGCTTTTTGATCTAAAAGAACAGTATCTGCATTTCTCCAAGTGGACATTTCAAAAAACCAACTTGGATATTTTCGTTCTACTAGGATATCAAATCCTCTTTTAGTAAGTTTAAATCCACGATTGTGATTTGCATTATACCAAAATAACGGAAACCCTTTTTCTACATTTTTTAGGTGAGGAATGATATCCTTAGCATAGTCTGCCATCTCCAACGTCCAATCTAGTTTGGTTCTTATGGTTTCGTTGGAAATATTTGTTTGCCTTGATCCAATAAAACAACAGTAAATTTATTTGTCTTAAACTTAATATTGAGTTTTTTTGCCAAGTTAATTGCATGTCCCTTGTTACTAAACGATACTTTCTTATACTTAGGGCCAGGATATTGTGTAATCAAACTTGCAGTTTTGAGATTAATTGGCTTTGCATCATAATATACAGCCCAGATACCTTCACTAGCCAAAACTTGATCTGACTTATAGGTAGTTTTATCTGTTTGTTCTAATAGAACACTGGGTTTAGGTCTTGACATAACTCAACTTACTTTGATTCACTAGATTATTTATCACTTAGAAATTGCCACCTTGCAATTCTATTGTAATCTCTTCCGCCTGTTTTGCTTGAATTTTCAATTCACTAATAGTAGATTCAGCAGTCCTTAGAGTCAACAACAAGTCCATGATCTCACTATGTAGATCTTTAAGCTCTTTATATGACATAACAATCTTGCCATCTCCTACTAGAGATTTGCATTTCTGATTAAACTGTTGTATGTGATATCCACTAAATGTCGTCATTATGCAGCCTCAATTGCTCCATCATTTCAAATTTACTTTTGAAAGGTCCTTTGTATTCATATCGCTGTAATGTAATAAGTTTAGGACTAAAACTCTTAACCCATGCATGTTCGAAGCGAATGATGTAGTACCCAGCACAATGATAACTGTTACTCTTACTGGTTTTGGTATAGATTGGCAACTTACGTTCAACATGCCATAGAGCATTATGAGGAGTATGTGCCGTTGGAAATTCGTACACTTCCATATCAATTGTAGGCTTAGCTGGCTTTGCTTTCTTATTAAAGCTTACATTATAGCTTTTAGCAAGCTCATCTAAATTCTTAAATGTTCGACTTTCGTCGTTAATAATAGCAATTACTGTATTATTCTTAAGAGAAATTGTCCCTACACGATTTCCGTTTTCTTCTTCAAGAATCCAAAACTTGTTCTCAACAATAGTTTTAGCTTTCATATCAACATCCTACATTATCATCAATTTCAGTATTTTCAATTTTTGGTTCTTTCTTTTTAATAGTATAAGAACCATTTTCATTGTCGATCCAAGATAAATCTGTGCCTTCACTCCACCCCATTTGACTTAGCAAGTCTGGGGGGAATGGAAGCATAAGTTCTCCGGTAACTGGATCTTGTTCAATTTCAACAGTCCAAATTGGATTTGTCATGCTGTCTCCTTAGGAAGTTTCTGACTTAGAATCTCTGCTACACCTTGTGCATTTTGACTCATACGTTCGAGATCATACTTGCCGCAGAATTTGATAAACTTAGCACCAACCATAGCAACATTCTTAGGAGTCAAACTCAACAGATAATTATCAATGTTCTGCTTAATATCTTCAGGTTGGCAAGTTAAATCAATCAGTGTCTTATTCTGCTCATACTTGTCTAATACACGATGTTCAACACCATCGTGATCAGTCCAACGCTGTAGCATCATATTATTCCAAGCATAGCCTTTCTTATCACGATCTTCAAATGCTTCAATAAGTCCAACTTTCTTGGCAGTACCCTTAGTACGCACTCCTGGATAGGCACTGAAAACATTATCAGTTGCATCGCCACGCATGATCTTTTCAAAGAGAATCCACTTGGGATCGCCGGGAACCTTATGCTCGCCTGTCTTCTTATCCTTTACTGGCTTACCCTTGTCGTCAAAGAAACCATCTAGCTTAATAGTCTGATTAGTTACCCCATTCTCAATAATTACATTTGGAGCTAGAAGTTGATAAAAATCGCTATCAGTACTGCATATAATGTGATCGTCATCAGGATGTAAAGCAATCCATCGAGCAATAAGGTCATCAGCTTCAGCGTGATCACAACGAATGACGCTACTATTAGTATTAGCATCAAGCCACTTAACAAGTTCATCATATGTTTCCCAAAAAAGCTTATCTTCTTCTGCTTGAGTCTTACTCATAGCATCTTTAAGATCTTGTCTGTTACGCTTATAAGTCTCAGTATGACTCTTACGCCAACTCCTTGCTTCAAGGCAGAAGATAACATGATCAGGCTTAACCTGACGCCATGTCTTCAACAGTGCGTTGAATGTGATGTGGAGACTCATCCCCACTTTACTCCATCCGTCTGCTCCACGAGCAGCAACGTGACGGGCACGAAAGAACATATTTGATGTGTCAACTAGCAAGTATTTCATAATACTAATATATGCTACTATTACTGGATTGTCAATATCTATTATTAGCTAATTTCTGATTTACCGTTGCCCAATGGTTTACGAGAAACCAAATTAGCCGCAGACAATTTGGAAGGTGGTACATTTGCCCCTTCATATTCATTCGCAACGATATTTCGGCATACATCATTCAGCCATTTATCAACAATTTCTTCTTCACTTGCACCAATATAGCCATGCTTAGTAAGAAGTTCAACAAATTCAGTATTCCAATCTAACTCGATTGATCCCAAACGTGGATTAGCAGGATCGAAATCAAACTTTAATACATCAACTTTTGGTTCTTCTTTAGGCAGAGGAACAGGCTTTTCTTTCTTAACTTTAGGCTTACGAGGCTTTTTAGGCGTACTATTCTCACCTTGGCTGATTAATGCAGCAGGGATTTCTACTTCCTGCTGCTTAACTTCTTCTTTCGTTTTAAACCAATTAAAAATATTCAATTGCAAACCCTTACATCTCTTGTGCCTAAATACCGACCATAACGATCCACAATATCTTGCTCTTCAACCCAGCAGTGGGGACGATAACGATCATAAACTAATGCACTACCTAAACCCAATGCAAGTCCACCAATGATAGCAGGACCACCCCATCCCCCACTACGATGAGGTGGATATAGTCGATACTGAGCATTTGCTGGAACAATGGTTGCAGCAACAGTAATTAAAGCAAGCATAGCAATAGTGAATTTACGCATTTTAGTCTCCTTTATACTTTAATAAAGTATAGCATATTTACATTATTTGTCAAAGCAAATAATTGCTTACGCAAGTCCTGCAAATAGATGTAATTGCATATTAAAAATATATCCATTCTTAGCACAATATGCTGCTGCATACTTGTGGTTTTTTTCATTGCTTTTATAATCGAGTAATCCGGGTTCCCACCAAGAAATTACCTCATCAACAGCACTGCGTTCTTCCAAACTAATGCTATTCTTCTCACTGCGAATCTGCTTGCTCTTCTGTGGCTCACGGTTATACACATTCATTGGACTAATAAAAATCTTTCGACTGTCATTCTGAGCCCAATCTGGAATGCTACTATAGGGGCTATCTTGATCTGTATTCATAACAAACTTCAAACAATTAGCACGAGCAAGCATTTTAGGATTAGGCTCTAGATACTTTACTGGCTTTCCATTCTTCTCGAGACACTTGGGACTGACTACCAATGTCGTTGAATCTGGAATGTTCTGTACAATAGTGCCGTTGCTTTCAATCTGTGTCCAAGCAAAGTGATCTTCCATACGCTCGAGAAATGGTCCTAGGTTCTTCTGTAGCATAGGTTCGCCGCCAGTTACTACTAGTCCAATCTTCTGTTCGGCCCATTCTGGAACACCACCATCAAAATACTCACGGAGAACATTACCAATACGGAAATCAATCTCGTCAAAGGTTAGCCAGTCCCCGCCATCAAAATACGTATCGCAAAAGCTACAAGCCAAATTGCACTTAGCCAAACGCACAAAAACTGCGGGCTCTCCGCGATATGGTCCTTCTCCCTGTAGTGTATAGAAGATGCTAGTGACAAACAACTTATCACCTGCTTTATCAAAATACTTCTGGCCAACTATAGCATTTTTTCCAAACATTATGATAGTTCCTTAAACATCATCTTACGTCCATCTTTACCCAGCTGACTATCAAACATCTCCTTGACACGCTGTAGCATAGCACAGGCAAGCATAAGAATCTCTTCTCTGTCATCACACATCATGATCTGTTGATCAATTGGCTGCATTAATTCAACCATACGATTTTGAATTTCGCTCATGTCAACCCTCATATATTGCTGAGTTGCCAGCATGTTCGAATACTTCAGCTGACTTTAGTCTAACGCCCATGCCAACTGGATATCTAGTTGTATAAGGCTTTCCATCTACAATATACTGCTTACCTAGTTTGAATGCATTAAGAATATCATTCATAGTAGTGTAAGCAAGCTCTGCAAACTTTTCACAACCAACAGCTTCAACGATTCTAAGATCGCAAATTGCGCCCATTTCAAATGGCTTTAATTTAAGATGATCGCTAATGGGCCTAGATTTGACTGTCTTACCACCATCCGGTGATTCATGAATCATTGTTGGCTTATCTAAATTCTTAATTTCAGCCATTGCCTTAAAGAAATCTAAATGAGGATCATCTTCGGCAACGACTAAAGTATGGTCAAACATATATTCTGACCAATCCTTAAATACCTTTAGATTACCAAAGTCAAATACCCAATTGCGATCATCTAATGTTTCACTTTCAAATACTAGCTTAATGCCAATACTGTATCCATGAATAGTTGAGCAATGACTATGCGTACTACGCCACTGCCTAAAGCAGCAACTTAGCCCACGATCTGTTCCATATGTCTTTGTTGAATAATACTTGCTCATCGCATAATTCCTTTTCGTAGCATTTCCATAGTAATTGCCTGTGCCACACGCTCTTCAAAATTTTCATTTTGACTAATGACATGAAGTGCATAATCGCTACGATCCTTAGAAATATCATAGTGTCTAAATTCTAATACAGTACCGCCATCAGCGCCATAGATATTCAAACTAAGTCCATGTGAATCCAATCCTCCATGTCTCGAAACAGTCACTCCTTTAATACCCGTCGAAGGATATGCAGGCTCACACTGTTCGGCATTCCAAGCTTCCTTACACTTCTTCCTAAACCAATTATCAAACCACTTCATTCTTCAATCTCCGATATTGTTGTTCTGCCCATTGTATGATTTACTCTTGCACGAATTTGTGCATTTTCCCAAGTCCAACATTCACCTGTATCATCTTGAAAACAGACCCACATAAGATCATGCTCTGGTCCATAATCAATGATGAAGTGTGCCAATGCACGACCTTTGGGTGTCATTAAGGGAATTGGGGGATCTAATCGTGTCATCGAGCATACTCTTGCTGTAGCTTAATGTTGTCAAAGAACTCCTTCTTTGTTCCAGCATCCTCATTAAAAGCACCTTTAAGTACAGTAGTCTGAGTTAAACTACTATGTGCCATGATACCGCTGTTCTCACAACAACCAATTTTAATTTTTATCATAAATAAATTGTACAGTAATTTTATAGGAAAGTCAATGTTTTTAGATAACAAATATGCTAAAGTTTATTATCAAATTATTAATCGAGCGTTAGTACGGCTATACAAAAAAGTAAAAAATGATGGATATCAAAAACATCATATTATTCCAAAATGCATTGGGGGAACTGATGATGCTACCAATCTTGTAGTTCTTACATACAAAGAACATCGTGTTTGTCACTGTCTGCTAATCAAAATGCAACTGACTAAAAACGCTGAAATCAAAATGCGTCATGCCTACGGATTTTTTAATAAAAGTAGCAGATACAATGGCCCTCGTTACAAACACGGGAAAGATAATATTTTCTCCACTCTAGAAATTGTTGAACAAGTACGCCAGCGTATGATTGATAACAATCCTATGAAGGCACCCGAGCAACGACAGCGTATGAGTCTAAACAATAATAATCCTAATGTGCGTTCAATGTCAATTAACGGCATTGACTTTCTGTCTGAAGCCGAAGCGTGTCGTTATTTTAATACTACTTTATATCTTCTAAGAAGAAACTACACTATTCAATACACAGATAAACGACCAAAATCTGCTAGAGTGTTTACTCTCAAAGATAAGTTTATTACGCCTACGGGTATCTTCAAAACTAAAAAACAAATACAAAAAATTGTCGGTATTCCAGAATGGACTCTAAACACTATCTATAACAATCTTGATGCTTACCCCATAATAAACGGCAGGGCAAGCAAAAAGATCGATCACTTAAATATCAATCCAGATAAAACCTGGAGAGACAATGGATTTGGATTAGTTTCCATTCCTTGATTGTAATTGAATATTATCAAAAAACTCTTTCTTTGTTCCAGGGTCTGATAAGAAAGCACCTTTTAACACAGTTGTTTGTGTTAGACTGTTATGAGCCATTACGCCTCGATTCTCTACACACCCGTGGGTCATTTCGATATAAACACCAACATTCTCTGAGTCTGTGGCTTTTTGAATCTCACGAGCAATGTCATTACATAGCTCTTCCTGTAGTGTACCACGGCGGGCACACCACTGAGCAATACGAGTATACTTGCTAAGTCCAATTAGCTTCTGTGCGGCAATGATACCAATATAAGCAACACCAGTAACTGGCTGATGATGATGGCTACACATTGATTTTAGTTCGCTACGAACAACAAGCATACCAGTATAAGCGTCAGCACCTTCATTAGGAAAGCTAGTTGCATCGGGAGCTGGATTATATCTGCCACTCATCACTTCATTAAAGTACATCTTAGCTAGCCGCTTTGCTGTACCTTTACTGTTAGGATCTGTTTCACGATCAATGACAAGTGAATCTAATACTTGTTCAAATGCACCCGTTGCTTCTTCAATCAAACGATCATATTCATCAAAATAGATATATTCTGAAATATTATCACTGGCCCAATAACGTCCACCGGCATGTTCAATACGATTACGAATAGTTTCTGATACAGACATTTAATTTCCTTATGTTCACGCAGTAGGTATTGCGATATATGTTAATATACTTTATTTAGGCCTGTGCGTCAATAATTGTTTGATACAGCTTTGAGCCATTAAAAAAGTTTTCAGTTGATGCACCATTTAGGTTCTTAATAGTTCCAGGCAAATCTGCATTGTTACTGCCCATTATATTATGAATCTTTTCCATTAAGCGATTCTTGTTACGTTGATAATGTTCCCAGTTCTTAGTCCAATCGCTAGGATACTTAAAGAAAGTATCCCACATTTCATCATAACTAAGACGATTAGGAACCAATGGATATGTGCCTACAATAGCACCTTCGTATACTGAGATTCCTAATGTTTCTTGCAAGTTAGCACTAAAAACAATCTTGCTTTCAGCTAGATGCTGATGATATTCGGCCTTGCTCAACTGATGGTCCTGTGCGACGAACCACTCATATTCTGGCATCGATACAGCGAGATCGTTAAAGATATCCAGCTGCTTTTCAGGAGCAAGGCGATGGGGGAAAATAATCTTATTCTTCTTTTGAGTGGTAACATAAGGCTTTAGGATATCTTTAAGATATTCCATTGGCCACCCAACAATGTGAATTCTATCCTTATGCCATTCCATGAACTCATCACTTGATGGTTCATCAAACAAATTTAAACAGAACATGTCTAGATGAAACTTGGTAGCAAAGAAATTATGATCATAGCAATAAAACATACTGGATTCAGCATTTCGAACCCAAGGTGTGTCACCAATCAATCGACCGAGAAAATCTTGTGGATCATAACTACCTGCATGCCATAGCCCACCAATCTTAACTGGAATGCCTAGTAGTTCACTCATATACTTTACTTGAATTACAGTTGGGTTCCAAGCGTCGGTATAGAGAAAATAATCGCCGGCCTTAACTGTACCCGCAGCAAACAACTCTGAAATTTGTAATAGCTGCTGACTCTTATAACTGTTAGTGCCGGCAAAATTTAAGAAAGCCCCAGGCGTTGTAGCTTGTGGTACATCGCCACCCGAGATAACATGAACATCAAGTCCTGCTGCAATCATCTGATGGGGCAAATATTGTTTCCATTGAGCAGTATATCTTGTCTCAACTGCTTCTAAATCAATTAGATATACTGTCATGCTCGTTCCTTATAATAGTTACTTGACAACCACTGCATTAAGCAGATAAGTCCTTGTCCTTCATCTTTAAATTTCACTGTAATAAAACGATAGTCTTTATGTTCTGTATGTACAGATATAACATAATCTTCGTACATTTTCAAATTTTCTCTGAGAAGTAATGCCTTTAATCCTGACAGTGTTGCGTTACGATTGTGCCATTTACCCTGTTGATTTCCGATTAATGGAAAATCAACAGCTTCCCAAATTTCAGTTAACCATGGATCATTCATTCAATTCCCATATTTTTACGGATTTTTGTGGCACTGATATTGTGTATAGTTTCATCAAATACTTCTTGTTCAATCTTGTATCCAACATCCCTGCCATATGTAATGTTTACAATATT